TATTTCATTGTTGTTGGTTTCCATGTTGGTTTTGGTTTTTATTTATAATATAATATAGTTATTAAATTTTAAAAATTTAAAATCCAATATTTAATTTTGCGCACTATATGGCTAACACTATTTCTTTTTATTATTCTTATCTGACTTTGAACCTGCTCCGCCATCATATTTGTTTTTATTAATACGTGCAATTTCAAGTTGTTTATTTGCTATATCTTGTTGAGCCTGAATCTTTTGCTGTTCAATATCTAGCTTTTGAGAATGTTTAACCATATCATCACTCTGTTTCTGTCTTTGAAGGTTAGATTGATCTCTATAGGCTTCTGTTTCTCTAATCTCTTTCATAGCATCTCTATAGTCAGACATTTGATTTTGATCAACATCTGCCATAGAACCATAACCAGCAGCTCTAATTTCTGCAACAAGAATATCTCTTTGTCTATCTTTTTCTTTCTCAGCCATTTGAGCATCAATCTTCATTTGCTCCATTTGTTGTTGCGCTTGAAGTTGTTGCTCTTGCATTTGCTGTGCTTGTTGCATTTCTTGTTGTTTCATCTGTTCTTGTTTTTGTTCAGATGCTTTCAATGCATTATTAAGTTCTGCAATTGAATCAGATTGAACAACTTTACCAAGATCATAAATAGAAGCACCGGTAGTATTATTCTGCATAGCCATTTGCTTTAATTGCTCAAGTATAGCTCTATTATTTGCAGTAGTAGTACAGAAAATATTAAGATCTCTCATTAATAAATCTGTACCATTAATTTCAAAGTTTACCTTTTCATCTGCAGCTGTAACATAAGTTAGTCTTGCGGATGGTTTAGTTGAATTATAATATTGTGCTAGATCAGTACGCATTTGATGTACTCTAGGCATAAGATAATCACAGTGTTGAATAAAGAATATTTCTGTTTGAGCATATGATGCTGAAGCAGCTTGTTCTACTCCTGTAGCAGTCATCTGAGATAATTGTTGTCCCATTCTTTGTGGGTTCACACCAATTACTTCATATGCTTGTTGTTTAAAGTGATTAGCAATCTGCTATCTGATTATTTACAATGTTATATCCAATTTGGAATGGCTTCATTAAATCTAACAAAGCTGTTGACTTAGTATTTCTATCAGAGAAAACAGATCCTTCTACGGGAAGTTTACAACCATACAATGTGCTATCTCCTTTAAACTGAAATCTAAGTGGACCAATTTCATTTTTATCAATTCCAATATATATTGGACTAAATCCTCCAGGGTTATTCATACCCCAGAATGATGGTAAATTTGGACCAATTTTAATTCCACCCCATACTTCATTAATCCAAATCCAATCTATATGCTCACCATATACAAGATTTTCCTTTGATTTGTTTTTATAAAGTCTAGTATCATAAATTGGTTTAGAACTAATCTTATAGTCTTCTGTAACTATTTCATTTAGTACTTCACCAAGTTCAGTAATTTTAGTTAAGTGTCCTACTTTCTTTTGTGACTTCCAGTAGCACGTAGTTACTCTTAATAAGTATGCAGTACCTTGGTCATAATAATCTTCTCCTTCAGAAAGAATTTGATTTATAATATCCCCTCCTCCATATATAGAGTTAGCTGCTGCAGTTGTAAATTGTCTATATGCTAGTGATGGCATATTAGTATTCCATTCATGTGATTTAGTTGCATCATAGAATGTACCATCATTTTGATACCCACCTACAATATATCCTGCAGATCTAATTGGATATACAGCTTCTAATGCAGCAAGTTGTTCTTCTGTCATTAGATAACCATACTTATCAATAACATCAGATGGAGTAAACATATCTGTTTTACCTACCCATTGTGCTTGAGAAATATATCTTGCATCCGGAGACTTATGATAAAATGTTACTACAGGATTCCAAAGTTCTACTTCATAATCATCTTCTCTCATTGGGAAGTGCCAGAACTCTCTATCTGTGATAAGCATATCACGGAAACCTCTTTCTTCTAACTCATCCATTTTAAATCTTTCTACATCAACCTTATGTTGGTGTGTTGCCCATTGCTCAATCATTGAACGGTAGTCTTTCTTAAAGAACTGTTCAATTTCAGGTAGGGTCTTAAGATTATCTGGATTTAATTGTTGTTGTGCTTCTTGTGAACTTGGATCTAATCCTTGCTCTAACAATGCAGCTGTAATTTTTACTTGAGCATCAGCAAGCAAAGTATCCTCTACCATTTGTCTTTTTTGCTCAAGCATTTCATTATATGAAAACTCATCAGAAGATCTATATGTAAGTTTAGTAGATCTCTTTGCAAATTCAGCTACAAGAACATTAATAACATTTGGAATAATTGGATAGAATTTAAGCTCAAGTGCAGATGCATCTTCTTTTGTAAGTAATTCTACAATATCTCTGTACTCATTATCTTCTTCAACAATATAATCTGATCTGTCAATAATACCTTTTGCAAGCTTATAGTTTTTCATAAGCCTACGTGCATTTCTACGGATTTGTTTTAATCCCTGCCATTCAATCCAGTCAAGATTCCATGCAGCCCATTCCTGAGTTTTTTCTTTTTTAGGAATAAACTGTAATGGTTGAGTAATGCTGCCTAATCTTTGTTGTTCAGCTTTAGCACCATTTTTTATTTGAAGAGCATTTAATACCTGCATATCTATTACTTAATATTTCTAAATGGAGATCTTTTCATAGACATTCCACTAAATGAACCATTACTCCCCATATGGCGGAACGGGCTCTTATTTAATTTAAACAAATTATTTGACTTTTGCAAGTTTTTAGAGGCATCATCCATAACAACTCTCTTAGAATAACCACGGTTTGCATGTTGAATTCTCATAAATGCAACAAGTGCTGCAAATGATACAAGTCTATCCACGTTGACTCCATCAGCATACTCTTGCATTTCTTTAAGTAACATAGGATCTGGAATGCGTTCTATACCATACTTAGTTCTTACAATAGTACCATCAGTTTTAGTTTCTACATCTAATTCTTCTTTACAATATTCAATAGCATAACTTAACAAGTGAGCTTTAAATAATGTACCGGTGTTTTTCCAACCATACTCTTGGAATACATTAGCATTCGCACCTAGATCTTTTAAGAATAAAATCTGACTCTTAGGTACTAGATACCTTTGTTTCTTTCTTGATATCATGTACTGAATAAATAATGAGATGTTATTTTCTATTACTGTCCAAGCATTATACCATTCTATAATTAACTCAAGTCTTTGGTGAGTTTTATTAATATCATCAAATCTACCACACCAAGCAGCTACTATCTTATCCTGTTCTATATATGTTTCTGTTTCTCCTGCCGTTACTTTAGTAACTTCTACTGGAGCTTTCATAATATAAATGGAACAGAGTGATTCTGATGTTGTAGTTTTACCTTCAGAAACGGGGTCAATAGATGCATAGTACTGACCAAAGGTAGGATCTTTAATTGGTCTTTCCCATACAACAAGTACACCAGTTTTATCTTCTGTTTTTTTACTTATCGGAAACTCTTTGATAGGTTGTTTATCTGTAGATCTTACAGCAACTTTTCCCATCTCATCAGTATAAATATCTAAGTGTTCATATCCATATTCCTTTTCTTCAATTCTTCTTGCTTGTGCTGCAACTAAGTGTGCTGGAAATACTGATACTGATCTGTGTGCAAAAGCTTCTTGAATATTTCTAGGATGCTGAGAAATACGCAACTGGTAATCTTCTGGAGAAAGTTCTTTTTTCCATTGCTCAAATTGAGCATCTAAAGCTATAAGAGCTTCTTCTACTTTTGAATTACCAAACTCATCTATGTATGGCGGCATTGACCATTGTTCAGGAATAAACAAACCTGACAAACCAACAGTTCCTTTGTTATCTATAAGATTAGTTTCTACAGCATAAATATCTTTAGAAAGTGGATTAAGGATCATATCTCTCAAAGGATTACACTGAGACAAGTCACCCACAGATCCTGCTGCAATAAACATACCCGTAGTTACCATACCTGAGCGCATAGCTGGGCGCATGTACTCATATGTTTGATCCATCTTAGGGGCAATACCTGCCTCTTCATGAAAGAAGTATTTTACCGGACCCCCTACACCATTTGTTGGATCTTTCTCAAATGACATACCCTGTATAGTTCCTTTGAGACCTACTTCTGTTTTTCTGTCTCCCTTTCTTACTTCAATCTTCTGCTGCCACATCATTACCTTGTCTGGAGACATAGGTCTATACCATGCGGTATGTTCATTTAAGAATGCTGCATATTCCTGTAAGAATTTCCAGGATCCTTTCTCATTGATATAATCTTTAAGACTTGCTCCCATCTTAAGTGTAACCCCAGCTTCAAACCATTGCTGATTTATAAACTTACCCATATGGTAGTAAGAAGATGCAATCTGACGTTTCTTTAGGATAGCTGCATGTTTATAGTTTAACTCAGCTAATAACTCATATAGAGCCATATGATACTGGGCATCCCTAATCTTAGCAAAGTCAAACTTCTGTTGTTCTTTATCAAAGATTGGTAAAAAGTTTAACCACATGTAATATTCTCTTGCAAGAAACCATGTGTTACTACCATCTTTTACAATTATCCCTTTCCTGCATTTTTGTTTTTGATCATCCCAATAGGCAATGAAGTCTTTTGATTTGAATGGGGCTGTGCAATATACTCCATTATCTCTAAATCTTCTTGACTCAGATATAAATACCTGATTAGTTGTATTGTTGAATCCGTAATTACCGGGTTCTTTGAAAACCCCAAATATGAAGTTGCTGAAGTCCTCTCTGGATTCAAAGTTTGTTGTTGTCCATGTTCCATTGTCATAGGTTGGTATGTCTTGATAAATCTCACTCATAATTAACTATCATAAGCAAGCCCCTGGCCTCCGCGTACTTTACTTGATTGTTCATCCTGAAGGTCTTTATATACTCCTTTAAATGATGCTCTAATCTGATCAAAGTTTTTAGCAGCGGCTACTAGTGAATTAATATTTCCATCTCTACCAGCAGTAATAGTAGTTGTCTCCATGTATCTAGCTAATCTATCTAACATAGATGCCATTCCTTTATATGCTCTAGAAGTAGGTGTTTCGTACATTCTCTGGCAGAATAGTAAAGCAGTATGAATATCATCATCTTCTGTAGAGAATTCTGCTTCTATTTCTTTTAGAATAATATGTTCTTTATCTATCTCTGGAGTATGAAAGAAAGGATTCATATCCGGATTAGGACATGTCATATAAAATAAGTAGAGATATATTTTAAGATAATCATCTGTATAGTTATCCATGATATCTTTAAGTGCTTTTAATGTATAACAATGTTCTGTAGGAATTACTTTACCATTCTGAACATCAAATAGTCTTACAATCATATTATTTCTTTTTAATAATATAAGGATTCTCCTTTAGATAATTAATAACT